GCAACAACTGCGACTGTTGCGATACCCCAGAATAGATAGTAACTTGATGATTTCATCTGTGCTTTTGTTTTTGTAAATGTTGATTTAGTCATTTGGATAACTCAATTAGAGTAAATATAAAAATAGCAATAGAGCTCATCCCTAATAGTAACACAAAAAGACCGAAAAGTCCAAATATATTCATTTAAACTCACACTCCACCATAATTTCGGTGAGTGCTGCTAGTAAATTGATTTCTTGATCTGCTACAAATGCCATTTGATATTGATACTTTGCAATAATTAAAACAGCAGCAGGTATACTTGTAGGAACCATAGAACCATATAAGTTATCATAGATTCTACGAAGCAATACTGTAGGATCATTATCTAGATTAGATACAACCCATTTACGAACCTCTGAAAAATTCTTTTGTTTTAAACTCTTAAGAAGATCGTCTACAGCAACATCAGAAAATGATGCAAGTATACCAGAATCTATTACACCACCAACACTATATCTTTGCAACTCATTTAATACTCTTCTCCAATCTGGAAAATGTTTACTTATCAATTCAACTATAACTTTCTTATCACTTTCTACTTTCTCTTGTTCTAATATAAAATTAATTCTTGAAAAGAATTGTGCTGCTATTCCTGGTTTAGATCTTTTATCCACTGCGAAGTCAATAACAGTAGTCCTAGAATGGAGAGGTTCGATAATTTTATTTTTGTAGTTGCAGGTAAAGATAAATCTACAGTTTTTAGAGAACTCCTCAATACTCGCTCGGAGAAGGAGCTGTACATCGGAAGTGGTATTGTCTGCTTCGTCAATGATAATGACTTTATGTTTCGAGTCACTTGTAAGAGAGACGGTAGATGCGAAGTTCTTTGCGTTGTTCCGAACAGTGTCCAGAAAACGTCCTTCATCCGATCCATTAATGACATAGAAATCTGCTCCTAATTGGTTGCACAATGCTTTTGCTACTGTGGTCTTACCAATGCCTGGTGGACCTGACAATAACATATTTGGTATCTCTCCTTTGGCAAGAAAATCCTGAAAGGTTTTTTTAATACTATCAGGAAGAATACACTCATCAATTGTTTTGGGTCTGTATTTTTCAACCCATATAAAATCACTCATTATTTAAATCCTTTGGATTTTTGTTTTGGTTTATCAAGAACTTCAATTACAGGTCTTACAAAAGAACGATTGTTCCACCAATGCTCTTGTACTTCCTCCCAAGATTCTACCACAATAGAACGGTTTTTGTAAACTATCTTATAATTATGACGATCATAAGATTTATCACTTGTTTGTTGAAAATATTGTGAATCATTTTCTTCAATTAGTTTAGTCATCATGATCATCCCAAGGATCAGTTAAATTTTGATTAGCAAAGAATCCTCTATAGACTCCATACCCTGCTAATAGGATAGTAATTACTGCAATTGAAATACCAAAAGTATAATCAGGGTTGAATGTAAAATGTGGTATTAGTGTGTCAGTACACTTGGCAATTTTATCTGGATCACTCCAAGTGCCAGGTAATGTGTATACTGGTGGACATGCTGAAAAAATAAAGTTAATCATAAATTATAACCAATTTGGTTTTTTGGATGGGTCACGAAGATAATTAGATGCAACCCAAGGTTTGCTGCTAATGTAATTTTTGTAAGCAGTAAAAGTGTCAATGCTTGTGTCATATTTAAACTCATTGGGCATAGCTCGTGTAAAGGATGTGGGTGGTGGGCAGGATGGAAACATAATATCAGCACACTCAATAGTATGCTGACAACTATGAACCTTGTTGTACCTGTGTGTATACTCTGCACATAGTGCAAGACCATGTTCTATTAACCAATAGAAGTTAGTCTGTGCCCAGATAGTACAAGGATGATTACGAAATGCACCCTTGTCTGTTTTGTATGGAGTGCCATCAAGTTTAGGTAATGTGCCAAAACCGTGACCCCACTTTTCTGATGCAACAATAGCAAGCATTTGACAAGTTTCAAGAGGCATCTTGACAATATGCTTATCAGGTAAGCATTGAGCAGACTTATAAGGTGATGGGTCAGTAACAAAAATATTCATAACTTTATTATAACATAAAATTATTTCTTGGCAATAAAATTTTTCTTTGTTGTGCTACTTTTTGTTCTGTTTATTATAGAGATATATTTGTCTGCTGCCCAAGTACCTGCGAGACAAACATCTATTTCGTCTCCATCTTGCCAATTCACATCACCATTCATTTTAGTATGTTCAAATGCCTCTTGAATCTTATCAATAATTTCTTGTGTTAGTTTCATGTTTGTGGTTTGTGTGGTTTCATACCATCATGATTTCCATCATTAGGTAACTTTCCTGTCATCAAATATTCAACGGTATCTATACATCCCTTAAGATATGATATTCTTTCTTTATCTTCTGGATCTACCTGTGTAATTCTTTTAGTAAATCTTTTAAGTAATTGTTCGTAATTTTCAGTTGGTTTCATTTCTTTTTAAACACTCCTAGTTTTGCTAAAAGATAAATTGATAATGCTGTCCAAAAGACAACTTCTAATCCGATGTTGTTCATTGATAAACTCCTAAATCACATTCTACTAGAACTTCTCCCTCACACTTTTTTGATATTGGAGGACCTACCTTTTCCTGTAATACTTTAAGTTTTTTTGCACCCTCTCCTTGATCATAAGGAATCGGTGCATTGTGCAAGCAAACACGAATGATTTGCATTTCTTCTGATGTAAAAAATACTTCTTGTTGCATTATGCAGATAATTGAATAATTTTTGATATATCTATAACTGCAAAGAAAGATGATACAAAAGCAATATCATATGCTTTACAATTAATTGAGAAAGGTAATACCAGTAGATTACCAAAAAGTCTAGCAGTGCATCCAGACTTTACATCAACATATAAAACTAGAAAATATCCTAATATTAAAAGAACACTTCCTACTAATCTACATCTGTTTATTGCTGTCATCCGAAAGTTGAATCAGGTTCAAGTGCAATGTAATAAACTAAATTAAGATTTTCATTACTAAATTTAGATAATAACTTTGATGATATTACCACGTTATAAGAACCTGGTATAATTCTTATGTTTTCTACTTTAAAATTAAAGGAAAATTCTTTGTCTGTTTCACCAACAACAATAGCAAATTCATTAGAAGTATCATTCTTCTTGTCACGAACAACTAACTTAATTACACCATTTTTACCAACTGCAGATAAATCTGGCAATTGATATACTGCTGCTGCTTTGAGTAGTTTATCTAGTGTGATACTTTCTATTTGAAAACATACATCTTGTGTAGGAAGATTTATTTCTTTTTCTGGTGGCGATACAATTACTTGAGGATCAGCAAAGAAATATTTTACTCTACGTTTTCCTTCTCGAATAGTTAGATATGTGTCTTCACTAAAATCAAGGTTAGGGTCTTGATGTAAACTCAATCCATTAAGAAACTGGTTTAAATCATAGATACCAAACTCACGAGGAAAATCTTCAGTAATATCTGCTTCTGCAAGAATGTTTTTTGCAACAGACATTGTACGAAGTTTAGATCCTTTCTTTACAAGAATTGAATTATTGATACCCGCAAAGTTCTTGAGAACCATTAGGGTGTTATCACAGAGTGTCATAGTTGTATTCATTTAAGGCATTTGTTCAAAATTTCCAGATGGCATTGATGGTTCGCCATAGTGGTTATCGAAGTGTAATAATAGCATAGCATAATGTATGACTTTCATCAAGTCCTTCTTATTCTTTCCGTCTTTGTTTCCATATCGACTCCCATACTTAAGTATGTTTGCCTGACAGAATGCAGCAGCAAGTTCCTTTGATGCCATGAGATCTATCGTTTGAACATTACGATATTCGTGAGACTTACCTGTGTAATGTCCTTGATATGTTAAAGACACATACTCCTCAATATCTTTTAGAATTTCTTCCTCATGATATTTGTAAAAGTGTGCTCTTTTTGGTTCATAAAAATCTTGATCCATTTCTGTTTTTTCTGTTACTTGTAATGACATTCCATCATCATAGGTTGTAAAATGATGTGATCTTTGATCGTCTACATCTGCCATGTATTGGTCATAGTAATCACCAGAAGAACTTTCATATAAACTATTTTCATAGTCAAGTCCATCATCTGTTGATATCTCTGGTGGCCATGGACTACCAGGTGTCCATTCATATCCACCAGATTCTTCAATTTCTTTTTG